AGCACGTGCCATTTTTATCAAAGAATCTGTTACTGCCTTTTTCTGTTTACCATCTTTCATTTTTGCTATTACAGGACGTATATTACGAATGAATTTTAACATCGCTTTTTTATCTGCTGCGGTTGTTGTAGTTTCTTCATCAGATGTTTCTATATCCTCATCTTCGGTTATATCGTCGTCCTCTGTAACATCATCATCTGCTGTTATTTCATCATCGTCTTCTGTAATATCCTCATCTGCTGCTATTTCGTCATCGTCTTTCGTAATATCATCATCTGCTGCTACTTCTTCATTACTATCGGAAGCAATTTCATTCACAAGCTGCTGTTCCAATTTTGCTAGAGGGTCATTTTGCTGCTGATTTGCTACTTTTAATTCACTGATTTCATCTTTTAATGCTTGTATGCCATCTAGCACTTTAGAAAGCACATTATCATCTGCTGTTGGTTTGTTTTCTTGTGCTGGCGGTTCTTCATCTTGTGTTGCTGGTACTTCTGCTTCTTCGTCTTGTACTTCATTGATAGCAGTTACTACTTCTTCAATTTCTTCTGGAGAAGCGTCTTTTGCAAAAGACGGAAGAAGTCTTGCAATGATTTGTTTTTTTGTTTTCATTTTTGCCATAGTTTTTACAACTCCTTTTTTATTCTTATTATGGTCTAATATTCTTACACTGTGTCCTGCTCTACCTTCATCTACTAATGCAACATGATTTCCTGTAATATTGATTTGCAATATATTACCATTTTCATCTATGTTATAATCACAACCATAACCACAACTAATTTCTCTCTTTCTGCCACTTTCGATTTCCTCTATTACCGTTTTGTCATATACCACAATATCAGCAAGTAGTTTGTTTGAAAAATCTCCTTCGCCCCTTCTTACATTTGTCACATGGCCTTTCATGTATTTTTTATAATTCTCTGTTGTTACAAAGTCTGATTGTCCTGGGTGGTCATCTGTAAAAGGCTTTCCTTCAAAACTTGCTATTGTTTTAGGAGAAAATACTTCCTGTTCTGTTCTAACAACTTCTACTAATGTATTTTCATATTCCTCTAGCCCTAACTCCTCACCTAAATATTGTTGCATTCCTACTTTTGCAATAGGTACATTTTTGCATATTAAAAAGCCTTCTGGTGTTCGTATTCTATTTTCACTAATACGACTACCATAAAAGGCTTTTTTGTCTTTACATATTTTATTTTTTAACTGCAAACATTCTCCTCCTCTCTACATAATTTTTAAAAATTCTGCTTTTGTCATTCTTACAATTCTGCTATGATAATACACTTTACAGGGAAATTTTACAAAACGAATATCTACAATAGGTTCTGCATAGCACCTACAATTAAATATTTCTCCTGCATGATATTTGCCATATTGATATTTTGATTTTGCTAGTTGTTCTGGAGAAGGAGGGTCTCTCCAACTTACAAGCACTCCTTCCATATGTTTATGTGTACTTCTTACTCTTTCATCTTGAGAGGTTCTCCAGATATACCATTGTATATTTAATATTTCTGCTCTTGTTCTTGTGAGTGCAGATTGTGCCTTACTGACTTCTGTTCTGGCAATACATTTTGCATTTGCTTTTGATTTTTCTGGAAATTTTGTTTTGATTTCTTGTGCTAATTCTTCTGCCCTTCTGCCTTTTGTTGTCTCTTTTTCAATGTATTTTGTAATGTCACTTGCAATTTCTAAAGGCAATGTTTTAATAGAATAGGCATTTTGTTCTATCAATTTTTGTATAGCATTTTCCATTAAAACATTTTGCTTTTCTTTTTTGAGTGCCTCGTATATTTCATGTCCTTTTGTGTTTTGTTCTGCTGCTTTCCTCCAATCACCCTCTGTTTTTCTATAAACAGATGTCACTATTTTTAAAGCAATTTCTTGACAATATGTTTCAAAAGAATGTTGTCTTGAAATTACCTTTAGCATATTTATCATTTCATTTGCATTGTTTTTATTTGAAATCGCTTGAAAAAATTGATTTTGTATTACTTTTAATATTCTTTCGTAATTCCTCTCCAATCTCTTACTTGTTTTCCACACTGATAAATCGTTATTCTTTTTGTTCATTGCCTATTTCTCCATACTGATAAAAAGAAGGTGGTTGTGTCAAATCCTCTGTGGGAAATGCTGTTTCATCACTTGCTTTTTCAATATCTTCATCTGTGATATTTGTCCACATACCTGTATTTTCAGCAGACTGCCTTAATTCTTTTAATGCTGTTTTTTGGCTGATTAAACCAGAATTATATATTTCATTAATTGCAGATGCTATTTGCTGTGCTAATGTTTTTCTTTCTTCCTCTGTTGGTCTTCTGCAAGTATTAAATTCTACTTCCAAATCATCTGGCACTACACCAAAAGCAGAAATACACAATATAGGCAATAGCTTTTCTAATACAGGACGCAAACAAGCCTCTTGTTTTTGTTCTATACTGTCATAGTAATTTTGCATATCACTTTCCCCTGTAGCATTCATACCTGCTGGAGAGCGTCCAAATAACTTTGTAACGGGCATTTCTGCTGCACCTGCCACGTCCATCATAAACTCCGAATAAACATCAGATAAACCGCTAAATGTGTACTGTCTTGTATCAAATGTATCATTTTTACCGATTACCTGCATACTGTTGTTATTCATCATTTCATTCATAATCATAAGTGTTTTATATAAATCTCCTAATGCTTGCTCGTCCATTAATGACATTTGTTCAAAACCTTCCATCTGATACACTTTTAAATTTGCTGAAAATATTAGTGTAGCAATGTTCCAGCTTGTATTATCCCTCTTTTTTAGTTCTTCATAGATGTGTTCTAACTCTGAAGCTCCCCAATGACTTTCCATCAATTTCTCAATATAAGGCAAATCCCTGTTGATAAATCTTACAATTCTGCTATGATGTACTTTTACCCCTGTACCAATGGCGTCAGAACGAATGTGATAATATTTAGGCAAACCAAAATCAACATCATTACTATCTTCTACTAGTTTCATATCTGGATAAATGCCATTCCATCTATCTAATATCAAAAGACCCTTAAAGCAATTTGGTAACAAGGTATCTAACTCTAAAGGCTGGTCAAGCATATCCTCTTGCCCTTGTATCATAATCACGCCAGCTGCACCACCATATAATCTTGCCCATCTTAAACCTTCTAATATTCTTGCTCTTAATTGTGTTTTTCTTTCTAATATCGCTATCTTTTTCATATCACTTGGTGCTAATTGCGACTTTATTTTATACCAGTTCTTTACCATATCTTCTGCTACAACATCTACAATACGTCTTACAATCCAATGTTCTCTATAAAGTGTATTTAACAAATTCCAATCAAAAGATAATCTGTTGTTTTTATATTCTGTGCCTTCTAATAAATTTGTTGTACCTTCTCCCATTCTAGTAGCAGCATTAGAAAAACCGTCAAATGTTTTTCTTTGTAGCAACTGCTCTAAAAGAAATGTGTTAATACCATTGCTTGGAGAACGTATTGTATTTTTACTGTCCTTTGTTTTTGATTTTCTTTTTCTGCTCATTTCGCAAATCTCCTATTTGGTATTATCGTCTTTACAAAATATCTTGTTGCGTCCATAGCATGGTCGCCTATTTCAACAGGTTTCTCTTTTCCATGTTCCTGTGCTTTGGTATCCCATACATATCCTCTTATTTCTTTCAACCAATTGACGCATTTTATATTTACTTTTATTCTTCCTTTGTCTAGCATTGTAGCAACGAGGCGTATTCCTTCTAATACGCTGTTATCTGCTGGCTTTACTCTATAACGTCTATTTCTCAATTCTGTTTCAAAGTTTGCTGCAGAAGGGTCTACAATTACCCAAGAAGGACTTTTATTTTCTAATGCTACAAAATCATCAAAATCATCTCCATATCTATTATCAGATTTTTGTATTTTTTTCTCTCTGCTGTCATAATAATATTCGTTATCTATCCATATAGTTTCACCATCATCCCATATATCTAAAAATACCATAGGGTTCATTGTGCCATAATCACAACTAATATATCTCCTTGCTGTAGATTTTAAATTGTCTGGTAGTGTTTGATTTGCTGTATTTTGGCAGTTGTATCTTTCTTCCTCTGAGAAGACGCAGCCGCAGTATTTTTGCATATATAGTCCTAGTTCT